CTCCGCTGATAATGCTTTTATTGCCTTTTGTGGTTTAAGAATGACTGTCCGTCATGATGGATGCCGGTTCAACAAGTTTGAAGCGTGGAATGCTTTGGGCATTTATGGTGGTGATGATGGCTTTACGCCAAATGTTGCCACCAAAGCCCTTATTTCCGCTGCTGATACAGTAGGACAGGTATTTGAGACAGAAGAAGTTCCACGTGGTGCATTAGGAGTTAAATTCCTTGCCAGGATTTATTCTGACAAGGTGTGGTTTGGTGATTCTAACAGTATGTGTGACATTTCCAGACAGATGGCTAAATTTCATAGTTGCGTCATTCTGCCTGACAATATCACACCTGCTGAGAAATGCATTACCAAATCATATGCTTTTTACCTCACTGATGCCGAAACCCCGATCATCGGTGACTATGTCACTGCCCTCCTCGATCACGTACCTGAAAATGTGGCGCATAATACAATTCATGAACACGTTAATTCATTGGACGGCCTTGTGCCGTTCGATGTAGCGCGTACTGGCTGCGATCCTTTAGTCCAGTACTCAAATGAACGTGCGTCATGGATGTATGACGTCTGCAATCGTGATATTCCTGGTTTCGACTGGGAATTGTTCGAGAAGGCCCTGGCCAATTGTCACGACATCGATGATTTCCTCCACATGCCTTGCTGCTGTGAGGCTAAGGGGGACAATACTGTCGTCACTAGCAAATCTGGTATGAGCTACGAAGTCGATGGACAGATCTATGGTAACGGCAATGATGATGCTGCTGACCTAATTGTCGGCTCTGCGTCACATTATCGTGAAGAACATCCTGTCCAGGTTGACAGCGTCCTGCAAGCCTTGCGTGACGCTGTAGACAAGCAGCTCAATGCCACAGGGAAAAGAAGGGACATCAAGACGTTGCGCCCGCAAAGAGAACATGCGGGCATGAACTTAAAACGTCGAGAGAAATCGTTCCCCTCTTCAAAGAAATTTCAACATGCCACCAAAGAAAAATACAAAACAGCCCGG